GAAGCAGCAGCAGAAGCGGCAGCAGAAGAGGAGGCTCAAGCCCAACCTGATTTAAGAGAATCTGTAGCTGATGTAACAACATCTAGTGGAAGCCGTATAGGAACTACTTCTGTAACTCCTAAATCTATTTATCAAAAGCCTGTGGAAGAAGCGGTTTCTGAGCAAGAAAGATTAGCTCAAGAAGAATTAAGAAGGCAAAGAATAAAAAGAGCCAGAACAAAACAATCTTTATTAAGACGTAGACTTGAGAGGTCACAAGATCTTGGCGCAGGAAGAAGAGTTTTATCTGGTACTGAGCAAGAATTAAATGTACAGACAAGACAGGCAGGTACAGGCAGACGTAGAGGTGCAGGTCGCAGGTCTTTAATTACTGGTTCTACTGGTGGAATCGGCTACTATAGTAGGTTTTTATAATGCATGATCCAAAACAGAAGTTAGAACGATATGAAAAAGCTAAAGCACATAGGCAAAACTTTGTTGACCTCTTTGAGGAATGTTATGAGTACGCTCTACCGCAGCGTGAGTCTTTTTATTATGAAACTGCAGGTCAGCGTAGAGATGATAAAATCTTTGATGAAACGGCAGTGGTCGGCGTTCAAGAGTTTGCTTCAAGGCTCCAATCGGGGCTAGTCCCTAACTTTGCGCGTTGGGCAGATCTAATTGCAGGATCAGAAATACCTAAGAGCGAAAGAGACTTTGTTGATAATGACCTTGATGAAATAACTGAATATGTCTTTGAGGTATTACAAAACTCTAACTTCTCTCAGGAAGTACATGAAGCATTTATGGATCTAGCTGTTGGCACTGGTGTTCTATGCGTAGATGAGGGTGATGCAATTAATCCTATTAGATTTTCTGCAATACCATTACCTCATGTAGTTTTAGATACTGGCCCTGATGATAAGATAGATCATGTGTTTAGAGAGCGCAAAGGTATAAGAAACTCTGAGATAACAATACTTTATCCTGACGCAAAGCTTGACCCAAAGGTACAGCAAAGAGCGCAGCGAGATCCAGAAGGTAAATGTACTTTACTAGAAATACTTTGCAAAGATTATAGTAAGAAAAATGAAGAGGCATATCTTCTTTATGTAATAGATATGTCAACTAAAACGTATATTAAGGAGCAACAATTTAAAGGTGTGGGTTCTAATCCATATGTTTGCTTTAGATGGTCTAAATGTGCAGGTGAAGTGTATGGCAGAGGCCCATTAATCAATGCTTTATCTGCTATTAAGACTACTAACTTAACTATTCAGCTTATCTTAGAAAACGCACAAATGGCTATCTCTGGCATTTATCAGATGGATGATGACGGAATCATTAACCCAGATACTATCAATTTAGTCCCTGGCACGATAATACCTAAGTCACCGCAATCTGGCGGTCTACAGCCAATACAAGCAGCAGGAAGATTTGATGTTGCTGATATAGTTCTAAGCGACATGCGCTTAAATATAAAACGCGCATTATACAATGATATGCTAGGAAATCCAGATAGAACTCCTGCATCTGCTACAGAAGTCGCAGAACGTATGGCAGATTTGTCACGCAGGATAGGGTCAGCCTTTGGTAGACTGCAAGCTGAGTTAGTACAGCCAGTATTGCAAAGAGTAATTTATATTCTTAAGAAGCAAGGCCGCATTGAATTGCCTACAGTTAATGGAAGAGAGGTAAAAATAAGATCTTCTTCACCATTAGCACAAGCACAATCAAACCAAGATATAACTTCTGTTTCTAGATTTCTAGAGCTTGTTAATGCTTACTTTGGCCCTGATGTTACCAATATCTTAATTAATTCTGAAGAAACTGCTATTCACTTAGCTAAGAAATTTGGTGTACCTGATGGGTTGATTCGTGATGCAGAAGAGCGTAGAGAGATAGTTGCAATGATGCAGCAAATGAAACAACAGGAACAATTAGCAGGACCACCTATTGCCGCAGAATAGTCATATTGGTTTAGACGGAATAGCAAGAAAGAAAACAGAAGAAGATAAGATAAGCCTTAACTTTGGCTCTGTATTTTCTCAGCCTACTGGTCAAGAAATTCTTAAATACTTGCGTAGTATAACTATAGAAATGGTTAGTGGTCCTAATATTTCTACTGATGAGTTGCGTCATTTAGAAGGTCAACGGTATCTTGTTGGCTTAATAGAGCGTCATATTCAGAGATCACATAAGGTAAAGAATAATGAATGAACAAGTTCAAGAAGCAACGACAGAGCTACCTCCACAAGAGGAAAGAGATTTTGTAGTAGCAGAAGATCTAGAGACTAAAACAGAAGAGCGCCCAGAGTGGTTGCCTGAGAAATACAAGTCAGGTGAGGACTTAGCTAAAGCATATAAGGAGCTTGAGTCTAAGCTAGGCACTAAGGACGAAGATATTCGTGCCGAGGTTCTAAAAGAAATAGAGGCAGAGAGTTTTAAAGATAGGCCAGATAGTGCAGGTGACTACCAACTTCCTGATTATATAGATGAGGAAAGTGCTATAGATAGTGAGGTTTTAGAGTGGTGGGCAAATCACGCTTTTACTTATGGGTTTAGTCAGGCTGAGTTTGAACAGGGTTTAGAAAAAGTAGTCAAAGCTGTTGAAGGGGAAATGATAGATACTGACGCAGAGATAGAAAAGCTTGGTGATAATGCTAATGCTAGAATAGAGGCTGCTGCTTTATTTTCTAAACAATTCTTTCCAGAAGAGCATATGGATTCTATTGAAAGATTAACTGAAACTGCTGATGGGCTAAAGGTACTTGAGTTTATTATGGAGAAAATGCAGTCTCCGTCTATGGGAGGAGACGCAACGCCTTCTGGCAAGATTACAGAACAAGGTCTAAGAGAAATGATGCAAGATGAAAGGTACTGGCATCCTGCACGAAGAAATAATGACTTTATACAAGAAGTAAATAATGGGTTCCAAAAGCTTTATAACAGATGAAAAGAAGATAATTCAAAGGGGTAAGGCATATCTTACCCCAATGAAGCATTATCATGTTAAAGAATTTGAAAGCATTATGCACCCTGCTAACAAAGTAGAGGTAAAAGACTTTGGTTATGATTCTGTAGAAGAGGCGCTGTTTGAAATATTCAATTCAACGGAATCTTATATTTGTAGAAATAAATATGGTAATATAGTTTTTGTAGGTGGTCTTTCTTTTTTTGAAGATACTCCACAAATGTTTACTGTATTTGCAAATAGTTTAGAGCATAACGTTGTATTAACAGCAAAGATGTCTAAGTCTTTGTTAAATATGTTTGATAAACTGCATCCAATAATTACTATGACTATCCTTTCTAAGAATGAGCATATGCTAAATTGGGCATGTTGGCTTGGCTTTGAGCCTGTTGAGATGAGCAATGATAATAGATTTGTTGAATTTGTGCGTTGCAATTCTCAAGAATTTGATGTTAATAATGAAATATTACGACCCATAGTGCATTGATCGGCCCTTATGGATACCCGAATTGACATGTAAACGTGGACACTCGTAGCAATCGGAAACTCAATTAAGGACTGTAAAAATGGCTAATACAATAGACCAAGCCTTTATAAAGCAGTTTGAAACTGAAGTTCACATGGCGTATCAGCGTATGGGTTCCAAGCTACGGAATACTATTCGCTCTACAAATGTGTCAGGGTCAACTGCACGATTCCAGAAAATAGGCACTGGATCAGCCTCAACAAAATCACGCAATGGTAATGTAACTCCTATGGAGCTAGCACACACCAACGTCGAAGCGACAATGAGCGATTATTATGCTGCTGAGTACATCGACAAGCTTGATGAGTTGAAAACAAATATCAACGAGCGTCAAGCTGTAGCGCAATCTGCTGCTGCTGCTCTTGGTAGAAAAACAGATGAGCTTATCATTACTGCTATGGATGCAGGTGCTAACTCTACTCAAATACATGACACTGGCTCTGCTCTTGAAAAAGCAGATCTTCTATCATTGTTTGAAACAATGGGTACGGCAGATGTTCCAGAAGATGGGCAACGCTATCTTGCGATGTCTCCTGCAGGATACGCTGATTTGTTTGCAATCAATGAGTTTGCATCATCAGACTTTGTTGGTCCGCAAAACTTACCATTCGCAGGTGGTATGACAATGAAAGAGTTCTTGGGCTTCAAGATCTTCTCAACGTCTGCTGTAGCAGGTGGTAAGAACTTTGCTTACCATACAACTGCTGTAGGTATTGGCATCAACTCTGATGTTCAAACTGAAGTAAACTATGTTGCTGAGAAAGTGTCTCACTTAGCAACATCAATGATGTCAATGGGCGCGGTAGCTATCGATGATAACGGTATCTACGAAGTCCTAGACAATAACTAAGAGGAGGATCTAAAATGGCTTATAGTGCAAGTGGTCTTACTCGTATCGGTGGCGATTCAAATGGAAGCGTGTGGAGATATTCAACTACAGACGCAATCGCTACAATAAACACAGAAGGTTACTTTAACAGTGCGGCTAATATGCTTTCTGTTCGTGATCTAATTATTGTTTGTGATACAAACACTCCAACAACTAATTTTTGTACTGTGCTTTCCAACACTGGTACGGTTGTTGATGTATCTGACGGTACTGCTGTTGCAGAAACCGATGGCGACTAATAGAGTGGGGGCGAAAGCCCCCTCTCTTTACATAGAGGTTTACAATGACTAGCACTCCTGCAAATAGCGCAATTGATATATGTAGCCGCGCTCTCATCTTAGTTGGTGCGGAGCCTATTACCTCTTTTAATGATGATACATCTGAAGCTTTGATTGCAGGTAATATGTATGAAGATATTGCGAGAACCAATCTTACATCTACACGATGGAGGTTTGCTACCAATCAGGCTATTTTAAATAGATTAAGCGATGCGCCTACTGGAAGATTTACTGCTGCTTATCAATTGCCAGAATATATATTCTTACATGCGGTGACTGTAAGGGACTATCAAATTGAATATAATGTTTATGGCAGTAAAGTTTTTTGCGATGCTGATGTTTCAGACGAGCTTATAGCTGATTATACATATAGAGCAGAAGAGGTCGATTGGCCTTCATATTTTTCTGTTTGTGTTGAATATGCAATGGCAACTGTATTCGCTACTGCTTTAATTAGGGATCAAAGCTTGGCTGTTTTAATGGATCAGCAATATACAAGGCTTTTAGCAAAAGCTAGGTCTATTGACTCACAACAACAGACAACAAGAAAAGTAACAACATCGAGGTTTATTACGAATAGGCGTAGCTAAATGCAAAAAGCTAGAATACCAATTACAAATTTTCAATATGGTGAAATTAGTCCGTCTTTGATTTCAAGGACGGATTCTGCTATTTATAACTCGTCTGCTCAGTCAGTAAAAAACTTTTTTATAAGAACAGAAGGCGGTGTGGCTAAAAGAGGTGGGTTTCAAGCACTGCATGACTTTACTGCTGTTACAGAAGATACAACCATAAGGCAGCAAGTAAGGTTAATACCGTTTATTTTTTCAGATGATGAAAAGTATATTATAGCTTTTACACATCAGAAGTGTGAAATATTTTTTATTAACCCTACAACTGGTGCATTAAGTTTAGCTACTACGCTTACTCAGGATGTAGATGGCGCAGCTTTGCAATGGGATCAGGCTTACCTACATGAAATGACATATGCTCAAGGTGGAGATATTTTATTTCTTTGTCACAATACTTTTATGTGTCAACAAATAGTAAGAACAGGATTAAATAGCTTTCAGGTAGAGCCGTTTACATTTCAGGTTAGATCTGGTGGTGCAAGAATTTATCAACCATATTATCCGTTTGCTGCAACTGGTGTTACTCTAGACCCTTCAGCTACAACTGGGACTGGTATTACACTTACAACTAGTTCTGCATATTTTGATACTACTGGCTCTCAGTCTGGTGGTAATTACCCTGATTCTAAGCATGTTGGTGTAAGCTTGTTATATCATGAGGCTGAGTTATATATTACCTCTGTTCAGTCTGCTACTCAGGCTACTGCAAATGTTATAGATGAATTGTTTGTTGAGCTTGATCCAAATGCAGTAAGAACAACTGACACTTCTTCTACATTAGAAATAACCCATATTAATCATGGCATGTCTGCAGGTGACAGCATTACAATAAGAAATGCAAGTGCTGTTGGTGGTATTAATGCTTCTCAAATAAATGGCACAAGAAGTATAGTTAAGGTAATCGATGAAAACAGGTATACTGTAACCGCAGGTTCTTCTGCAAACACTTCAGAAGATGGTGGCGGTGTTTTGCAAATTGTTACTCATGCCCCAACTGAACAGTTCTTAGAACAATCATATTCTTCATTGCGTGGGTATCCTGCTGCTGTTGGGTTTCATGAAAATAGACTTTGGTTTGGTGGAACTCTTTCTCAGCCTGATACTGTCTGGGCAAGTAAATCTGGTTTATATTATAACTTTGATATAGGCGATGCTGCGGATGATGATAGCCTTGAATTAATTATGAGTATTGGTGAAGTAGCAACTATACGTCATTTTGTTTCTAATAGAGATATACATATCTTTACCGCAGGTTCTGAGTTTTACATTCCTACATTTCAAAACGAACCAATTACCCCAACAAATGCCAGAGTAAAACGGCAAACGTCCTTTGGTTCTACTTTTGTAAAGCCGCAACCTTTTTATGGTGCTACTATTTTTAGCCAAGTTGGCGGCAAGATGATACGTCAATTTGTTTATGATGATAGTGAGCAAGCTTATAAAGCTGACCCCATTTCATTGCTTTCTTCTCATTTGATAAGCGATCCTGTTCAAATGTGTGTGATTAGTGGTGCGGTAAATACTGCTGAGTCATTTGTTTTTGCTCAGAACTATACTGGTGAGATTGCTGTTTATAATTTAAATAGGGTTGAGGGTGTTGCAGGGTGGACAAGATTTGAAACAAATGGTTCATTTCATTCTGTTACTGCAATAGACAGTAGAGTTTTTGCTATTGTTAAAACTAATTTAGGTTCTGGAACTCAAAGTTTTGTATTAACTGAACTCAATCAGAATGTAAGTTTAGATCTTGGAAATACTTATACTGGTACGGCAGGAGTTTTTACTGTATCAAACTTTTTTGAGAATGGCGCAGAAGTCGATGTAATAAGTGCTACAGACTACTTAGGCAAGTTTACGGTGTCTGGTGGTCAGATTGACGTTTCGGCTGTAGACGCTTCTCTTACAAGCTGTCAGGTAGGTTTTGGTTTTGATGTAGAGTTAAAGACTAACCCTATAGATGTTAATACTGCTATTGGCCCAGAAACAGGCCAACCTAGAAGTTTATCTAGGGTAATACTTGATTTATCAGAAACTCTCTCTGTTTCGGTAAATAACAAAAAGTTGATAATCAGAAAAGTAAACAATGATTTTAGTCAACCAAGACAAGCAGTCACAGGCAAAAGGGAGTTCTACTTACTAGGATATAATAAAGATCCGCAAGTTACGGTAACACAAACTGCGCCTATGTTTATACAAGTTAATGGTTTAGTCGCGGAGGTATCTTTTTAATGTCAATAATTCCACCAGTAGATCCACTTTCAGCAACCTTAACTCTTTTTGGTCTTTTTGGTTCTAAAAAACAATATGATTATCAAAAAGCTGAAGCTCAAAGAAGGGCAGAGCTTGGTGTATTAGATGCTAGGCAAAAAGTTAATGAACTTTTTTTAGCAAAGGCTCAAGCGATAAGTGAAGGCAACCGCAGATTGGAAGATATGCAAACTGCCGAATCCCAAAATATTGCTAAGTTTGGTGCAATGGAAAGAGACGATAGATCTGTAGAAGCCTTTCTTAAAAAGAATAGAGAAGTGGTTGCTGAAGATCTTGATGATTTAGAGCGCATGTCTAACTTGCAGTCTGCTAAGTATGCCGCTGCTGCTTCTATAGATTATAAATATGGACAAGGTGCTGCATCAGGAATAAGGGCAGAAGCTAATATAAACTTATTAACTAATCTTTCATCTTTGCTTAAGAATATAAAAATAAGATAAGGTCGTGCTATGGGTGTAATTAGAGAAAAAAGACAGGTAGGTAGCATAGGCCCGATAGGTGTTGTTAGTTCTAGAGGCGGCGATGCTGAAAGATACAGAAGATTAGCTAACGCTACCGATAAGCTTACTCAACTGGCTATTGGTGAAATGGGTAGGCAAGCCCAGATAAGTGCAACTGAAAAAGCACAGCAACTTGATATAGAAAAGATTACTACAATTAATCCTAAAACTGGCAAGCCAGAAGCTTTGGATTGGATTGGAGATAATAGATTTATTGGGAGAACTGGCGCAGAAGCTTATGAGAAAGCTGTTGCTGAAAGATTTCAGTTTTCTATAGAAACAGAAATAAAAAACAAAGCAGCCGAAGTTGCTCTTAAATATGAAAATGACCCTAATGCTTTTCAAGCATATGAAAGGGAAATGAACACATACCTTGATGGTATGCTAAGAGCTTCAGAGCAAGACGGCAAGGCCACTTCATATACAAATTATATTGCTGATACTGGTGTCCAATATGTTACAGCTACCAAGCTGAACATGATGCAGGAGCAAAATAGAAGAGAAAGAGCTAAGACTGCAAGCGAAGTTCTTCAAAAAAATGCAGTTAGATTAGATCTAATTAGGCAGTATGCAAAAGATGGAAAAGATGTATCCCCTCTTTTAAATTCTGTTAGAGATAGTATTTCCGATTTAGAGGAAGGCGCTCTTGTTGATCGGGGCAGTATAGATGAGTGGAGAAAGTTTACCGCAATATCTAATGCTGAAGGTGTTATTGACAGAGAGTTCAATAAAATAGGTAGAAAAAGCGCAGCAAAAATTGCTGAAGCAATACAAATACAAGATACTACTAATTTAGATGAATCAGAGCTAGCTGTTTACAATAGTATAACAGAACACA